GCCAAAGAATAATATGAAGGCGTGGAAGCGTTGGCTGAATGATGCTGACAATCGCGCCTTTCGCACGACCGGCGGGAGTATTTAAAAATGGCACTCGCCACCTACAGCGACTTGAAAGCGGCGGTGGCGAACCACCTCGCGCGCTCCGACCTAACGTCGGAAATCGATGACTTCATCGATCTGGCCGAGGCCCGCTTGTCGCGCGAGTTGTCCTCTCGCTCGCAGCAAAAGCGCGCCACCGCCGCCACGAGCGCAGGCGATGAATACGTCACGCTGCCGACTGACATGCGCAGCGTGCGGTTAGTTAGGCTCAATACCGACCCTCGCGTTGTGTTGAATTTTGTGACGGCCAACGATCTGTACCGGCTTTACCCCAACAGTGGGCAAGGTAAGCCGCGTGCTTACACAGTACTGGGCACTGAAATTGCGCTTCGCCCAATCCCCGACCAGGCATATACGATTGAAATTGTGTATGCCGAAGGCGTGTCGGCATTGAGCGCCAGCAACACGACGAACACTGTGTTGTTGCGATACCCCGATACATATCTCTACTCGACGATGGCCGCAGCGTATCGCTTCCTAATGGACGAATCCCGCGCCAACTACTTCGACGGCCTGACGACACGATCAATCGAAGACATCAACAGCAGCGAAGACAAGGCTCGCTATCACTCAGGCGGGCTTGAAATGAAATCTGCATTCCACGGGGAATTAAGACGATGAGCGCATCCAATTATCTAGAACTCGAACTACTCGATCACGTTTTGGGCGTTGGCGCCTACACGCAGCCGAGTGGCCTCTACGTAGCACTCTCACTCGGAAGTTTCGCAGACGCGAACAGCGGAACAGAACTGTCTGGCTCAAACTACTCGCGCAAGGCCGTGACGTTCGCCACTGCTTCGAGCGGATCGTCAGCATCTAACGAAGCCGTCGAATTTGACGCGGCTTCGGGTTCTTGGGGCGCATGTAGCCACTTCGGAATCTACGATGCGGTGACCACTGGAAACCTACTCTTTCACGGAGCATTTGACGCGGCTAAAACCATCGCCACAGGTGATGTTCTGAAAATCGCGTCCGGTTCGATCACGATCAGCATGGACTAGTCGTGACAGACATCGTCGGCCCCAGCCTCGACCAACTCGACGCTTGGGGGACGCTCGAAACCCTGCCACACTCGCTCGACAGTTCAGTCTGGGACAGCGCCGCTCTGCGCTATGTCGTCGGGTCGAGCGCTACGACGGTCGCCACCGCAGGTGCGGCGATCAAGATGCGGCTTGCTGTTGGCTCAGTCGCTGCAACATTCAGCGAGAGTGCTGCGGCTGTACAAGTACTGTTTGGCGTTGGGTCGTCGGCGGTCGCCTTCACGACAGCGGGTGCGAGCTATTTAGTTCACCTCGCGGTTGGCAGCGCGGCTGTGTCTGTCACACCAGCAGCGTCGGCGGTCAGAGTGCAGTCGGCCGAAGGCTCGATCAGTGCGGCAGTGTCAGCGTCAGGCGCGGCCACGATTGTGAGCTACGTAACACCCGACAGCATCACCGTTTCGTTTACTCCGGCTGCTGCAAACGTGGGTGTGTTGTCAGTCATCGGTTCTGTCACGTTCTCGGTGACGGTGGACGCAGCAGAAAATGCTTTGGGCGAAAGTTGGTCTGACATTACTCCTGCCGCTGCGGCATGGACGACGGTCACACCGGACGCAGCGAATTGGGCAACCGCATGAATAAGTTTGGTGAATTTCTGCCAGATCAGCCGGGGTTCGCTAACCCTGGCGTGACGCAGGCGACGAATGTCGTGCCGGTGGCTGCTGGCTATAAAAGTTTTAATGCGATGAGTAGTTTTTCAAACGCTGCGACAGCGTATCTGCGTGGCATTTTTGCAGGCAAAGGCAGTGACAGTTCTTCGAACGTCTTCGCTGGAGATGCTACGAAACTTTACAAATATGCGTCGAGCGACAACGACCTCGACAACGTGTCGAAGGCTGGGGACTACCAGCTAACCAACACGGACAGGTGGAAGTTCGTGCAATTCGGCGACCGTATTATTGCGGCGCACGGCACCGACGACATCCTTCAGAGTTACGTTATCGGTACGTCGTCGCTCTTCGCAGACCTAACTGGCTCGCCTGCGGCACGACACGTCGCGGTCGTGCGCGACTTCGTCGTGACGGGCCACGTCAAATATGGAGCTACGGCTTACCCTCGCCGCGTGCGCTGGAGTGGCATCGATGACGCGACCGCGTGGACCGTTGGATCTGATCAATCCGACATCCAAGACATCAGCGACCTCGGTAATGTCACGGGAATAGTCGGAGGAGAATTTGGAACGGTGCTGTGCGAGCGCGGCATCGTTCGCATGTCCTATGTCGGATCGCCGATCATCTTTCAATTCGACAAGGTTGAGACTAGCAGGGGCTGTCCTTACCCTGGCTCCATTTGCAACGTCGGACCAGCGATATTCTACCTCAGCCAAGATGGATTCTACATCTTCGATGGAACGAGTTCGACCAGTATCGGAAACGAGAAGGTTGACCGCAGTTTCTTTGCTGAATTCAACACCACCGAAGCGGCACGCATGAGCAGTGCCGTTGACCCGCGCAACCAACTGGTGATGTGGAGTTACCCCACGTCTGGGTCCACGCCAAATCGCATTTTGATTTACAACTATGCCCTTGGGCGCTGGTCGAAGATCGAGCAAGAAAACGACCTCGTGTCGTCATTTTTTTCACCGACCCAAAGCCTGGAGGGCCTGGACAACGTGAACGCCTCGCTCGACGACCTTGGCACGTCGCTTGATGACGCACTCTGGGTCGGCGGTGAATATTTGTCCGGTGGCGGCAAAGACAACAAGATCACGCGCTTCTCCGGCGCTCTATTACCGGCAACGATAGAGGTGGGCGAACTAGAGGCGACACCTGGCTTGTCGTCGATGATGACGCAAATACAGCCATACGTTTCGGCAGCCGTTGGGACGACACCAAGCGTGTCCGCGCAAGTTGCCACACGCTCAAGACCTTTTGACACGCAGACTTATAGCGATGCAGTGTCGATCAACTCAGACAACGTCATCCCTGTACGAACAGCGGGCCGGTTTCATCAAGTCAAATTTACCGCAAGCGACTTCGATGTGTTCCAGGGTTTTGACTTGACGCTGCAATCCGGTGGCTTGCGTTGACCGCTTACAACTTTCGTCGCACAACGGCTTTAAGTACGCCGCGCGAAGTTTCTGAGGTCGTCAACGGCTTACTTGATGGGCGGTCGAACAACACGGGCAGCGTCACGTTACGCACGAGCAACACAACAACCGTCGTCGCGGAATTACGATCTGGGCTGGATAGTATAATTTTATTAATGCCAACTACGGCCAACGCATCCGCTGAAGTAGGCGCTGGCACAATTTACGTTTCTACGCGCGCGAAGCAGTCGTTCACGCTAACGCACGCGAGCAACAGTCAGGCCGACCGCACTTACGCATATACAGTCATTGGATGAGTTCGACCGACTAAGCCCGCACATCCAGGCGGCGCTCGATCACGCGAACAACAGTCACACGCTTGACGACGTTCGAAAGATGATCGGTGAGCGGAACGCGCAGTTCTGGCCATTGGAGAACTCGGTGATTGTCACTGAGATTGTGAGCTACCCGTCAGGACGCAGCGTGCGCTTCTGGCTAGCGGGTGGTGACCTCGATGAGTTGCTGCTTGCCGAGCCGGTCGTGACGCGCTGGGCAAAAGAAGAATACGGGTGCACCCGTTGCGAGATCATCGGCCGCAAGGGCTGGCAGAAGAAGCTAACTGAATACAAAGCAGCCGCTGTGCTGCTTACCAAGGAGATTTGAAGATGAGCAAAGGCGGCAGCAAGACGGTCCAAACGCAATCCTCCGTGGACCCCTTCATCAAACCTTTCTATCAAACGGGACTCGAAGAGGCCGAGCGCCTCTACGATGATGGCGGACCGGGCTACTACCCTGGTAGCACCGTTGTGGGGATGTCGCCCGAGCGGCAGCAGGCGTTGAGCATGACGCGAGATCGCGCGCTTGGCGGCT